TTAATGATTATGAAAAAGCTATAAAAATAGGAGAGGATGCTTTAAATTCTGCAAAAGATTTAGGAGTAACAAGAGCCCATCAGATGTCGTATAAGGTGTTCAAGGGAGACATACCAGAGGGTCACTTTGTCTGCCACAAATGTGATAACCCGTCTTGTGTAAACGGATAAAGTGCTAAACGCCTCATTAATTCCTTCAACCGCACTAATAATTTTGGGAGCAGCAGCAACAACGAAGTCTCGAATAAGAGTCACTAAATCAGTTAAATGAGGTAAAACTTGCATTCCAATTTCGATTGAAAGAACCTCAAATGCTCCCTTTAATTTCAAAACGGCGGTACTAAAACTGGCATACTGTTGTTGTCTCGCTCTTTCTACCGCACCGCCACCTTCTTGTGCCGCAGCAGCAAAATCCTTCCATCCAGTTTCAGATAATGCAAGTGTATCATTTAGAAGTGCTAACGAACCGCCAATTGCTCTAAAATTAGGAAATAGATCTGCTACAGCATCTTTGGTGTCTATAAATCCATTCTCTTTTAGTACTCTCAATGCCGCCGTTAAACCGCCAACAGATTCTATTAGATCAATTCCTGAAGTGTATCCTAAATCAGATAACGCTTCTTCAAGCGCTGTACTTGGTTTCATCATGCTAACCATTAGCGAATTCAGCCTGGTTACAGCATGTTCTGTACTTAAACCAGTTTGAGTCATTCTGGCGAGAACAAAATTCAATTCTTCAAGGCTAACGCCAACATTTTTTGCTGTTGGCAAAATCATACCCATTGAATGTGCTAACTGTGGTAGCGTTGTAAGACCTTCATTAACAGTTTGCAGGAACAAATTGTTTATATATGTAAGATCTTGTGCGGTATAGTTATAGTTGCTCATCGTTGCTATCAGCAACCGAGCCACATCTTCTGTGCTGGCTAGACCAGCACCAGCAGCACGACTGGACGCAGACATAACAGCCATGGCCTCTGACATTTCTTTCCCTTCAAATGTCACAGTTCCAAGTGTTTCATCTAACTCCATACCAGCGCTGGCGACTTGATACAAAGCATTAGCGACCTCCTCGCTCGAAGCGCGAGTGGTTAAAGAAAATTGCAAAACCTGATCTGTCAATTTTTCAAAAGCCTCCGGTCCAAGTTGAGCAATCGCGTTCACATTACGCATTTGTTGCTCAAACCCGGCTGCCATTTGAACAGATTTACCAACTGCTGTTCCAATGGCAACACCTATTCCAGCAATGCTTTTACCGATAATATCAGTAGAAGAACGAACACGTCCAGCAAATCCCTGGACTTGCTCATCCATTTGTTTGAGACCTTTTTCAGCTTCAGTGGTATTGGCCCCAACAACTACATTAAGTCTTGCAACTTCAAATGCCATAATTTACCGCCAACTTTTTCTACCCATACCAGAACGTCGCCCTAAATTCGATTTTTTAGCTTGTTCGTGAAGCATTGATTGAGCTTCTAGCTCTGCTCCCTCTGAAACAAGCGCCCACATTTGCCATATCCATCCATCTGGTCTTTCAATCAATACCCAGGGCGCAACCCCAAGATAGCGAGCGGCCCGGATTACCGGATAATAATCCGGGCTATAGCCCACTTGACCGCTAGTAGCAATCCATCGTCTTAGGGCTTTCTGCTCGCTTTTGGGTTACCGGCGTCTTCCATCACCTGTGTCAAAATTGCTGCCTTGAACGGAATGGGAAGACTAGACACAACATCGTCACTTACCGGTACATCTTCCCCGTCATCAGTTAACTCCCAAGCAACGATTAGCTGCAAAAGCATTTTATTCAACTGATTTTCATCAGCATTTTCGCCCTCGTCAGCCGTTCGCAGCATGTCATCAGTAATCTGTCCGGGGTTGTACGTGACCATCCCTACTTCGTCAAAGTAGGCGACTTCAATAGTCCTGCGGCCACTTTTCAAGTTTTTTAACGAAAATCCCATTTCAAACCTCCAATTAATTAATTGTGCTTCACTTTGAAGCTATAGCGCGTCAACGCCGTTGATCACGTAGAATTGAACAGCCTTACCCCAATCACCATCATGTACGCCAGTAAAAGCATACTGAACAGCGACAACGCCATCGCTATCGCTTAGATCACCAAGCGACGTCAAGCGAATTGGAGCATCAATTCGGAAGGTGTAGTCAGTCCCGCCATTAAGGTCAGTGCTGCTGTAGGTCGCCTCAATGCGCATCCAGTATTTGGTTCCAGCGCGAGCGCCAGTCAAATACGTCATGCCATTCGCATCCGCCTCTAGTGTCATTGTTCCGCCAAGCTCTGGCGCAGTTTCCACAGTAGCAGAAAACGATGTTTCTTCGCAATCAATGGTAAATACTGGACCGTACTTACCAGTGAAATTGAAATCTAGCGCGAGTAGCCTGGTTAGCTTGGTCGTACCAAGGCCAGCACTTGTGGAATCAATATAAACACAAACTTGCTTCGGCATTACGGGAACAGCAGTTACCGTGGTTGGCGTTGCCGTCATAGTAATGTCGTCTTCAAGTTCCTGTCCAATAAAAGTTCCACCAAGGTCAACAGATTCGGCATTGTTGGTAAAACTAAATGTCAAACCGGTAACCTGACCATAAGTGAACTGATGCGCACGAACGGATGATCCCTGCTCTACCGTGTAGGTTTTTACAGTGTCCGGACCATCCGTGTCTGGCTGGAATGTCCAAGCATAAGCGTTTGGAGTTCCAGCAGTGCCAGCAGTAACCGGTGTACTATAAGAAACAAGACTAGCAAGCAGGTAGACGATGTTGCTATAGTCCAGAACGCCTTCAATCCCTGCTTCAGTATGTTCCTTGCCAACGGTTACCAGCGTATTAAATTTACTGCCGAGTGGACGGAACGGGGAAATGTTCCCCTGCCGCGTTGGACTAACTGACCACGCCTCCATGGCTTTGTTAGCAGCGACATCCGTTCCCGGCGTTGCCTCAACACCGATTTGTACCGCTTCAAAAACGGTTGCTCTTTCGGTCATTATAGACTCCTTATTCGTCCGGTACTTCGTACCTTATTCGTCTAACTCGTTCTGCCATGCGTTCGACAACAATGTCATCAAGCAAAGGTTTCCAATATTCTTGAATAACGCGATCCTTTTCAAAGAATTTAGCGCCTTCAATTGCATTGTTCCTAAACTCGTTTCTTCCATCTTCAGTCTGCATTGTTTCGTACATTTGGCAGTACGCATTGAAAATCTCATTAGGATCTGGTACATCAATCCATCGAGATAGCGGATGCCAAGTCTTGCGAGTGTTTCCAACAGCAATTCCAGACCACGTCAATTCACTCATCGAAGTGGCGTCTGTCGTTACAACTGGAGTCCCGCAAGCTTGTGCCTCTAATATCGGTAAACCAAATCCCTCAAACCTGGAAGCACAACTTAGCAAGTCAAAAGCATTATATAGTACTCTCATGTCATCATCACTGAAGCCAAGAGTATACGCATATTGTTCTGACCACATTACCGAATCGTTTAACCCCAAGCTATTGACAACATCAACTACGTTGATGCCCCTATATTGTCTACCAACGAATGTGTGCAAATACATCATTGTATTTGGATACTTTTCGTGGAAACGAGAAAAAGCCATAAGCTGCTCAGGAATCGCTTTCCGACTTGGGTCGGCATTATTCATAGCAACCATCCCAATCAAAAACTTTTCCTGCGGTATTCCCATTTTTTCTTTAGCCTTGCGTTTATCTTCTGGATAAAACGCTGGATTAAGAACATGAGGAATATATCGATTTCTCACACCGGCCTGTGTCAACAGCCGTTCCCCGAAACGGCTGAACGGAAGCGCAGTGTGAACTCCATCTAAGTTGCGCAAAACCTTGTCCGGGATCGGATCAAAATCAATAGGTAGCCATGGAATCCATGTCCATCCATTTTCTACTGCCATTAATCCCAAATTGCTGATAGTCCATAGATCTTGCAGTGTGACGAGAACATTAGATTTAGTGTGCCCCATGTGAGCAGGAAGAATATCCATTCCCCATACGTCTAAAGCACGGCTATAAACTTCCATTCCATTGTAAACTAAAGTTCCCGTTTCGAGGCCGTAGTTGGTCATCAACCTAACGTTGTGACCAAGCTTTTGTAATTCTGGCGTCACAAGCTTCGTCTGAGTACCATATCCACTATTAGAAAATGGCGCATTACTAAGCCAGAAAATATTTAGGGCGTTACCCTCAACAACTGAATCGGTCACATCAATCTCCTTCTATAACTGGTTTTACAGTGTCCCAGAACAATTGTTTAGCTCTGAGTATAGCCGCCGGATCGTTTTCTAACCACCACAAGGCTCCAATATTTGTATTCACAATCAATTCACAGCCAGCAGCAACGGCTTCTACAACCGTCCTACCAAACGATTCCATTTGCGCTGGCAAAAACAAAAAACTTTTATATTTTGCCATTATGCCAGGCACATCTTCATATGCCACATAACCGTGATTTTTTACATATTTTCCGTCTCTCGGTGCATCTCTTCCAAAACCGTAAAAATCAACGAGCGTTTGGTTGTTTTTTGCCCAGGTAACTGCTGCGTTTATTCCTTTCCATGGTCCGCTCATTTGACCAAGCCAAAAAACGCCACTCCGATTTTTTGCATTTCTTGCTGCATCCTTAAACGGCTTCAAATTTACCGGTGGAGGAACATACGCAATCGGTGTTTCGACAGGAAAAACAAACTTCTGTCTATGCAATGGGCTACCGAAAATAGTCAACGCTGAATTTTGTAACAACCAACTTCGAAGAGTTTCATCAGCAACAAGCCACATATCTCGAATAACATTGATTACAGGTTTGTCTTTTATGAAAGAAATTACTCTCTTATCAAATGTATATTTGTTCTGAAAAATATATGCGTCGCATGGCGGAATTAACCTCGGTTGACACGGGATAATTTCATATTCATCCGGGCATGATTTAATAAGCGATCCACCGCTTAATTCTGCGCCGAAATTAACCATCGTTGCGTCCGCAATCCATCCGATTCGTTTCATTCTACGCCCTGAAAATTCATTTTTCTTAAAACTTCAAAGTCCAGCCTATTCATATAACCCCTTTTACCTTTGCCGACATTTGTGAGATAACCATCCCACATTGATCCAACATCTATAACGCTTACATTATACGATTGTGCCGTTTTATGCAAACTGTGCGCAATAACTTCACTTGCCATTCCGGCACTCAATGTCAAAACATCAATCTCGCCAGAACTAATCACTTGCTCACATTCTTCAGTAATATCACTGGCGACTTCATAAGCAGTCACTTCTGGAATTTGAACATGAATTTGAACAGGAATTAATGTGGCAATTTCTTTATGCCTTTTTGGACCTACGATTGCCACCCTGCTTTTTCTCAAAAAATCTATAAAAGGGAAAAGCATGCCACCTATATTGGCAAAATGAAAGACTTGACTATCAATCCAATCAATATCTATCCCTGTTTCTCGCAAAAACATATAGATTCTATTACCAAGATCTATTGTCGCTTTTCTTGAAATTCCGTAATAATAATTGTGTTTGTGCGGTTTAGCCAGCGTCAATATTAAATCTTGTCTAAGCGCTGGCAAATATTTTTGCCCGCATTGCGTTTGACCAGTTTCACCAAGAATGCTGTACCATTCACCATCGCCATAACGTGTCCAGGTGAATGCATCTCCGGCATTTAAACAACTTATTAATTGTTTTAACGATATTTGCTGCACCTCAATCATTGGTGTTTCAACTCCGGATCAATAACGTTTATCGCAGCATTAATTTGATGCGGCGCAGATGGATTTAAGTCTTTTCTAATAAAACTCTCCAGATTTAAAATTTCTTTTTCTGGATTTGAAATTAGACCTTCAAAACTGATTGTGTATATGTCGTTCCCATACTCACTTCTAAACTCATTCAAACGCTTTTGCTTTTCGCTTTTCCAGTTATCTAGAATGTTTCTAATTTCCTCTTCGGATTTTTTGCGAGTTCCACCATATGCAAGTTGGCTATGATTATGAAAACTACGTATTACGGCATCATAATCTCTTTCGCAGTTTACAACTAGAATGTTTGTACCCAATTCTTTCATAATAGGCCAAACATGTTGGATCAAAAAAACAGATTTTGGGTTTTTGAATCCCCACAAATTGTGATCTCTATTTCTTTGATTAATTAATCCACCAATTCTGGTCTTTGTTGGCAGAGATAACGCTGTCACACGTCTTGTTACATATTGATAACCGACGACGGGTTTAATAATTGCATGCCAATCCATATCTTCAAAATAGCCTTTTTCATTTAAAAAATCTGGAGGCTGAAGATTTTCTCCCATAAACACGCCAAGGTGTTTCATTATGTTGGCAACTAAACTGCTTCCTGATCTCGGTAGTGTCAACACAGTAATACCAGTCGTCATTTCCATCTCCGATCAAATGTTTCTTGATCTATGTTTTTCCACGGTTGTATGAAATCTCCAAGATCATGATACACATAAACATGTCTTACCCATACTGATTTCCAACCATGACGTTTTGCTCGCCATTGCACATCGACATCACTTCCATAGTGAATGAATTTTTCATCTAAATATTTTACGTCTTCAAGGGCGCGCCGTCTAATAAGTGTGCAAAAAAACGCAACGTGTCCAACTTCAATAACACCATATGGAGATCCGGGCAAACCAAATGCCTGTGGCCTCGTCCTGCAATTTCCTGAAACACCTGCGAATCCGGCATTCGGTCTTTCTATTAATGCATTTACTAAATGTCTCAACCAACCAGATGTAAACGGCCTTGCATCATCGTTGAGCAAACAAACAAATGGGCTTTGTGTTTTTCTTAGCGCATTGTTAACTGTTTTTGTAAATCCACTCCTATCTTTATCATACGCAACAAATAATGTACTTGGATATCCGGCGGAAACACGCGCTCGCTGTCCGGTTTCCCTCGCTCGATCTTTATTCAATGATGGAACGATTAAGTCAACAGATAATCTGTTCATGTGGCTTTCACGATCAAAAAATATTCTCCACCCAAATTTCTATATTCTTTACCATCCACGCGATCAGCCTCCCTTAATTCTCGACTTAATTCCGATGACAAAACAGCACCATCATCCGCCACTCCGCCCTGTCTATGAAGCAACGCGTCAACACGATTTGCTGCCACATGTATATCTGAAAACGATGTGCTCGAATTAACAATTCTGACAAGCACGGGGACGCGTGTAAATATTTTATGTCTATCAACAACTTTTAATGGCCTGGAATCTAACACGGATATCTGAATTCTAGGCAAATCATCCGCATATCTTTCTGGTATCGCCGTATCATGTACACCGTTTATTAGCGACATCAATGTCGAATCTTGTGATAGAGTTTTATAAACCCATTGAACTGCGATTTCAGATTCTTGCATCAATATCCCTCATAAATTTCGACTTTCATACTTTTTCTAAGCCGTATCCAATCAGCTAAATCAAGTTTAAATAAATACCAAAGCATTCGTTTTGTATAGCGCTTTTTTGCATATTCGTAAGCAGGTTTGAAATAAGGGCGCGGAGCAATCTGCCCATTAGGCGTTCCATACTCCATGATATAAGCATGATCTGAATCTGAAAACGTCATCCACTGGAATGGATTTATCTTACCTACTTTCAAAGAATCATAAAGCTCTTGAGTGTAAATAGCCGGTGCTTCACCTGGAGCAGAAGCGTGATGTCCATAATACCATCTGCCAGTTTTGGGTAATTCCATCAACCGTCTTGCCTCATCAATAACTTCCTCTGCTGCTCGCTTAGTTTCTCTTTCAGCGTTTGCTAGCATATGAGCAGTCATTTGTGGTAATAAATCATACTCTACAACAACGCCAGTCCTGTGTTTGCCTAGTTTTTTTCTAACAAAGTTTGTTATTTTGTCATTCGGTTTCATTTTAGTCCCTCAACATTACTTTTTTTTGCACGTTGATTGTTTGATGTTTATCTGCGTCTATAACTTCAAACAATTGAGAATTAAATGAAACACGGTCTTCGTTTTCAACGTCCGTATCATAAGGCAAAAACAGAGCATACGCATTAGAAATTTGCATCATACCCATTATATGCTGTTCGCGTGGCGTAACGCCCCATTCTCTTAAACGACAATTATATGTTCCGAGCGTCGTAATAATTTGAGTTTCGCCGCCAAAATTATCTGTCCCATAAGTAACGCGACGAATTACACATGTATCGTCCATTGCCTGTTCTGCAAGAGTTCTGAGGGGAGACAAATTCATGAAGTCCGGCATAGTTAACGATTCTCCACATCTACATAAAATGTCCGGTCATCAATTCTGCCTCCAGCAGTTTGAATTCGATTTGTAATCGCGTACGTCTCTCCGGAAGTGCCGCCAGACAGCCAAACTGTAGCAGTGGTTGTTGTATTGGTATCACTGACTTTTGTAATACCATCTTCAATAACCCATGTCGATGAGGATATGGTATCAATTCCAAGCCAGTTTGACCAATTCACTTGATAATCTAATTTTGCATCCGGATCTTTTGTATAAACTGTTTCAGTCATTGCATTGCACCGTAAGTGTTCTGGCTTCTAAATCGATGTTCAGTATTCTGGTTTCAGAAGCTATATTCCAAGTTCTATTCTCTTCTTCAACAGTAAGTATTTGACAAGTTAATGTTTGCGCTGTAATGAAGGCATTTGCAATAATCGTTGCCGAATTGACCCCACTTATTATTGCATTAGCCAGCAAATCATTTGTATGCGTTCCGCTCAGGATTGCACTAGCTGTAATTGACTGCGATATTATCGCTAATCTAAAGCGAGCATCAGCAGTAATTTCGCCTGTGTTCGTCGCTAAAACAACACCGTCTGCCTGAATGTTACCAGTTTGTACTTGACAAACAACGGCATCACCAGTAACAAATCCCTGTGCAGGAACAGAGATTGCGGCATCTCCCGTAATAGATTTGGAAGTTGTTTTTTCTATTACGGCTTCCGCTAGAATACTGCCGCTTTTTATTTCTCGCACAACTGAATTAGCGGTTACGCTGTTTATGCGCGCTATTTTCAGTATGGCATTAGCGTTTACATCATTAGTTTCTGTTTTTTGTATAGTAGCATCACCAGTGACACTACTACTTTGTATATCATGTAATACTGCATTTGCAGCAATGTTGTTCGATTGCGTCGTTTTTACTATTGCATTGGCGACAATGTTCCCCGTTGCAGAAACGACAAAATAAGCATCAGCAGTAATTGAAGCAAGGCGTTTAGCCCAAATAATTGCGTCAGCAGTTACACTTCCAACACCCACCGATAATTCAATAAGATAGGCATTAGCTGAAATACTGCTAATTTGCGTACGGCTGTGATGCTACCAAACTGAACAACTTGTACAACTGCGTTCGCAGTAACACTATCAGCTTGTGCGACTTTTACAACCGCATCTGCTGTGATGCTCCGAATATACTCAGCGTATATTAAGGCATTACCAGCGACATTGTTTTCTTTTGTTGTTAAAGTAACAGCATTTGCTGTGATGTAATCCGAAATTGTTGTTTGAATAACTGCATCAGATGTGATGTTGTCAGTTATTCTCTGAACAATTCTTGCGTCGGCTGTGACTGAATCGGAATATTCTGATTTAATTACTGCATTTGCTTCTACACTGCCAACACCAGTAGAAACTTCTAGTAAGTAAGCGCCTGCTGAAATCGAACCGGATTGCGTCCCGGTAATAACAGCATTGGCTATAACATTGTTTGGCTGAGTAGCTTCAATAACTGCATCAGATGTAATGTTATCTGATACAATTCTTAGAGTTATTGCACTAGCGGTAACGCTACCGGACCGGCTGTGATGCTACCAAACTGAACAACTTGTACAACTGCGTTCGCAGTAACACTATCAGCTTGTGCGACTTTTACAACCGCATCTGCTGTGATGCTCCAAATATACTCAGCGTATATTAAGGCATTACCAGCGACATTGTTTTCTTTTGTTGTTAAAGTAACTGCGTCGGCTGTAATGGAGCCAAGATTTGTTGTTTGAATAACTGCATCAGATGTAATATTGTCAGTTATTCTCTGAACAATTCTTGCGTCGGCTGTGACTGAATCAGAATACTCTGATTTAATTACCGCATCTGCTTCTACACTGCCAACACCAGTAGAAACTTCTAGTAAGTAAGCGTCTGCTGAAATCGAACCAGATTGCGTTCCGGTGATAACAGCATTGGCTATAACATTGTTTAGCTGAGTGGCTTTAATAACTGCATTAGATGTAATACCATCTGATACAACTCTTAAAGTGATTGCACTGGCGGTAACGCTATCAGACTGCGTAACTTGTATGACTGCATTGGCTGTGATGCTATCAGATTGCGTGGTTTGTATAACTGCATCAACAGTAATACTACCGGGCTGTACAGCTTGTACAACCGCACCTGCTGTAATATCGCCAGCTTGCGCTACCTGTACAACCGCATCTACTGTGATGTTATCAGCTTGCGTAGCTTGTATGACTACATCTACTGTAATGCTGCTAGCTTGCGTAGCTTGTACGACTGCATCAGCAGTAACGCTATCAGATTGTAAGGTTTGTACAACCGCATTAGCCGTAATGTTATCTGATTGCGTATCAAATAAAACAGCATTGGATGTGATAGAATCAGATTGTGTGCCAAGTAAAATGGCATCGGCTGTAGTGCTACCTGATTGTATTTTTAATACTACTGCATCAGCAATAATGTTTTTAGACTGAACAATTTTAATAATTGCATCAGCGGTCACACTTTCTACTTGTGCGATCTGTATTATTGCATTAGCGACAATCGAATCAAGCTGCGTTGCTTTGAAAATTGCATTGCTAGTGATGTTGTTTGATTGTGTAGCCTGAACTACAGCATCAGCGGTTATATCCCCCGCTTGTGCAATCAAAACAATAGCATTAGCCGTAATACTACTGGATTGTGTTGCCGTAATAACAGCATTAGATGTTATGTTATTAGATTGCGCAGTTGTTATTACAGCATCACTTGTTATTGAATTAAATTGTGTTGCCGTTATTACCGCATCGGCTAACATCGAGTCAGTTTGAGTAGACTGGATGATAGCGTTAGCTGTAATGTCCGCAGACTGCGCAACTAGCAAAATAGCATCAGCAGTGATGCTACTAAATTGTGCCTCAAATAACACCGAATCGGCAGTAACTGAACCTGATTGCGTTGCTTGAATTATTGCATTAGCGTCAATCGTTTGCGCTTGGATCGCCTTAACGATTGCGTCAGCAGTTGTACTCCTCGCTTGGGTAGTTAAAATTACCGAATCGGCAGTGACTGAACCAGCTTGTACAATCTGAATGATAGCATCAGATGTAATGTTATCAGTGTGAGCAATTTGAATAATTGCATCACTAGTTACACTGCCAGATTGTTCCCCCGTAATAATTGTATCAACTGTAACATTACTAACCTGCGTAGCTTTTACAACCGCATTAGCAGTAATACTATCGGACTGCGTAACTCGTATAATTGCATTTGTATTAACACTATCGGTTTGTAAAGCTCGTATAACTGCGCCAGAAGTGATATTGCCAGACTGCGCAGCCTGTACAACTGCATCAGCGGTAACACTGCCAGACTGCGTAACTTGTATAATCGCATTGGCAGTAATACTTCCACCAGTAACAGCCGTTATAGTTAACGACCAAGTTTCTGACCATGGCCCGTAAATCAGATCAAAAACTGCATTGGCAGTAACGCTACCTGTTTCAATCCGCTTAACAAAAGCATTAGAAATTACATTATTAGATTGCTGCTTAAGTATTGTCGAGTCAGCAGAAACATTTTCGGATTGAGTTTTAGAAATTATTGCATTGGCTGTAATTGCATCGCTAAAGCCAACATTAATTAGAGCATCCGAAGTAAGAGAACCAGATTGATTAACAAGAAAAACAGCATCACTTGTTATTGAATCAGATTGCGTACCCCCAACTATTGCATCAGCAGTAATGCTTTCGTCATGAACAACAACAAGTGTTGCATCACCTGTGACGCTCCCCGTCTCAATCCGTTGAACAATAGTATCTGCACTAATGCTACCAGATTGTGTATCTTGAACAATGGCATTTGCTATAATTGAATCGCTAACCGTCGTTGCCCCGTCCGGTACGGCGAATTCAGCCCAAGACACCTCCATTTCACCGCCGCCCACCTCAGCAACGGTAACTTCAAACTGCAAACTTAATCCACTATAATCTGATATATTATCAGCTTGTGTAGTTGTTAAAGTTCTTTGAAAAGTTGCAAAAGTGCCAGATGGATCTACTTCAGTCCAAGATGCAATTGTAGTTGTGTCTTCCATCAATCTCACAACTACTGTTTGAGATTTGTTTGTTTTTTCTCGACGCAACCTGTAACTAACCACATGATTTGTGTTAGTCGTAGGGGTATTTACAGACGATAATGTTACTTCACAAGTCGAAAGCGTTGCCGCAGGACAATAAATAAAGTCACCGTCAGCAGCGGTAGCTTCGTCAATACAACCATAAAGCGTTGTTCCAGTAGATGGCGACCAACTACCAGTTGTAATATCTGGTGAAGTAGGGCGAGCATATTGCGTCATGATACGCCGCCCCTTACACGTCTATACCATGTATCAACATCAAGAGATGATTGAATGGTATATCGACATTGATTTCCTGCATACGCTACATCTATACCACTTGCAGGAAATGCTTGCCAATCCACCCCATTATGATATTCCCACCCAGTTTGATTGTAATGCGATTTTATAACGATTAAATTTACAGTATCAAATGTGTCAGCAGTATCAAATTCGATATTAAAATGCATATTACCAGAAGTAGAATCTGGCATATTAAAAACTAGTATTGGTGTATTATCACTGGTGCTTGATGTATTAGGCGGCGAAACCCATGTGCATTTACCAATTAATGAAATTACTGCATTAGCCGTAATAAAATTGGCTTGTGATGCAGTTTTAACTGCATCTGCTGTTATATTTTGAGATTGTGTTACGGCAATAACTGCATCAGTTGTAACAGATTCAGTTTGTGTGACAAAGACAATTGAATTTGCTGTAATCGAGTTAACTTGCGTATCCGCAATAATTGTATTTGCGGTTATTGACTTTGTTTCAACTCGATTAATTATAGCGTTTGTTGTAATACTGTCAGCTTCAGTTCGCTCAACAATTGCATTTAAGGTAACTGAATTTAATTGTATTTTTAAAGTAACAGCATCAGCAGTAACATTTTCAGTTTGTACATCTCGTATTACAGCTAACGCTGTAATACTACTGGCTTGAATTTGTTTTAAAACAGCATCAGCCGTAATGCTATTTGATTGAGTATCATGAATAATAGCATTTGAAGAAATACTATCAATTAATGTTCCTGGAGCAAACCAGGCGTCGGCTGTAACTGAGCCTGATTGCGTGTCCAATATAACCGCATCACCAGTTATGGACCCCGTTTGCGTCGCTTTGACGATTGCGTCTGCGGTTACGCTCCCCGTTTCCGTCCTGACGATGGCGGCATCAGCGGTAATGCTGCCGCTCTCCGACCGCAGAATGATGCTATCACCAGTGATGCTATCAGTCTGTGTCGCCTGAATAATAGCATCGCTTGTGACAGAACCCGTCTGCGTGGCTTGAATGATGGCGTTGCCGGTAATGCTTCCGGTGCCAGCCACCAGTATAACAGCATCTGCTGTTATTGAGCCGCTTTGCGTGTCTTTGATGACAGCATCGGCAACTACACTCCCCGTTTGCGTTGCCTGAATAATTGCATCAGCGGTTATTGAGCCGCTTTGCGTGATTACAATCGTCGCATCGGCGGTGATGCTCCCCGTCTGCGTATCTTTGATAACAGCATCGCCGGCAATTGAACCAGATTGACTGACTGCAATCGTGGCGTCAGCCGTGATGCTACCCGTCTGCGTTTCAGCGCCAGCACTAACCAAAAATGTTGCGATGGCTGCGGCCCAGTCGGCGCTATTTTCACCAATAATCGCCGCCGTTTGCGGATCAGTTGCGCTAACGGTTTCTGCCGCACTGCGAATGACGTTATTGGCCGCAGAGCCATTACCAGTCGTGCCCGCAATTTGTTCGTAGCCGCTGACGGTGGTTGTGCCTGTGCTCCACGAACCGGTGGATTCATCGACCTTGTGCTCCATGCCGATGGCACCAACCACAACCTCCTCTGCCTGCGTTAAGGTCGCTGTGGAACCAGACGAAGGAAAACCACTACTGCCAGTAGATGTAGCCGTTTTGTCTACAAGATTCGCAACATCTGAAAGATCAAGGCCCCTCACAGCGTAAGCCGTGAGTCCACCGGCCCCACTTGACCATACACGAATCTTGTAGGCATAATACAAATCAGTTACTTGACCATACCGAATGGTGGCAACGGTATTCCCGCTATTTGTCGCAGTGGCGGCTGTGTAGCATGCCGTTGAATGAGCGTTAGATGACGATGCAAGAAACGACGTAGTACTTATACCAGTGTCATTAGCCGCACAGATAATAACAACGTCATCTATTTCTATAAGCCCGTTGATGATTATCTCAAACCAAGAATCATTGCCATTCGCAGTGCCTAAAATACGAACATACTCAACGCCTGCGCCATATTCTTCGGTGACTGCGGAATAGTCACTGTCATACCCACCAAACGACAGTCCTGCCGTCTGCGTGCCAGCACCGGCTAGGTAATACCGTGCTGTGTTGAGATTGCCACTGATTAACCACGACGATCCATCATATTCCTCGGTGACTGCACTTGGTCCATATCCCCCGAACGACAACCCCGCAGTTTGCGTACCACAACCGGCCAATCGATACCGTGCCGTGTTGAGATCACCGCCGCTTGACCATGATGATCCATCGTACTCTTCAGTGACAGCGAGGGGGGCAGTCACATATCCCCCGAACGACAACCCCGCTGATTGCGTACGACAACCAGCTAAAATGCGTCGTGCCGTGTTGAGGTCGCCACCGCTTGACCATGACGATCCGTCATACTCTTCTGTGACAGCGAGGGCGCTGGTGGCCGTACTTCCCCCAAACGATAGTCCCGCCGATTGCGTACCAGCACCGGCTAGGGAATCCCGTGCCGTGTTGAGATTGCCACCGCTTGACCAACCAGGAAAGAGAGCCACTACTTACTTTCCTTCTCAGCCTGCATGGCTAAAGCCAGTACATTTCTGGCATCGGCAACCGGCGTATGATCGTTGACCAATCGGGCTTCATTCCCAAATCGGATTCGCATCGCTTCCAATTGGTGGGAGTTCACGTCGGCATCGCCGTACTTAAGCAGTGGGCGTAATTCGTCTTTGATCGCCGCCCATGAAGCTACCTCTCTGGTCCGATGGTGGGCTTGCCTGCGCATGAGCATTAGTATGTAGTTCTGGTGCTCAATCTCTAGGTCGAGCATGGCACGCTCAAGATCATCTTCTTCGGCGTCTCGGTCACGTTCTAGCCGTTTAATCTCAAGCATTTTCTTGCGGTACTCATAACTAAGATGCACAAGCTCAGTAAAATGCACGTCCTGTTCTCTAACCGCTTGCCAATACTTGCTGTCAGGAGTCGGGTGCTTTACGTCATTTAAAACGCTGACCCGCATTTCAGTTTGCGTTCGAAACACTTGAGCCGTTTCAAACGACTGAGACACGTCACTCATCAGCGTAGCCAATTGTCGTTGGTCAGACGCATCCAACAATCCGCTTTGTTGGATCAAGGCCAATGAATCACTCATGCGGGCCACCTTGCTTGAATTACCCACGGTCCAAAATCTAAGCCGTCGGGTTCCCATTGTTCAGTAACACTATTCCAGTAATCCGGCTGCTGCTCAAATGCTATCCCGGCGACCGGCCATGTTGACACCTCGTTTGACGGTGCTGTCCCAGTGAAACGTTCAACATCGTTTTCTAGCACACGCCAAAACATATCAGCATCACTGTCATTGGTGACAGTCACGCCGGTGATGTTGCCGTTGCCTGTATTGCGAGTGAAAGTGGCGACGATCAAGCCGTCACCCAACACTGCAAATGTGTGCTCTACGTTGGCCATTGCTAGTTTGCCGGATAACGAGCGTGAAACTGATAATCAGCCATGTCAAGCCCGCAATCCTCGCCCCACTCGGGATGCTCAGGATCAAGCAGTTCGCATTTCCACGCCACCGAAATTCCGGGAACATTCACTTCGTAAGTTTCCCCGGCATAGCAGATGGCGTCACCAACAAGCGTACATTCGCCATTTGGGCAATCGTACACGCCCAACCATGCATCCTGGTCCGCATTGTTGATGCAACGAAAACGCAGCACGTTGCCATTGCCTCGATTGTGATCGAAATTAATGACAACATCGCCATTAGCAAATTCGCTAAATGGCGTAGTAATGATTTCTGCATGTGCTGGCATCGGCAATAACGCTAACACCAGCACAAGCAGAATCATAGACCGCTTACTTACTGATCGCATGACAATCTCCTTTGCGGCAGTATTCAGTTTTTAATGTTCTGCCGCCGTTGTATCGGACTATTGAACGGATTGTATTCCGTTGCTAACTATTAAAAAAACAAATTGACAAAACCTGGTTCTTCTGCTGATTCTACTGAACCATTAGGGTAAATCCACATTAAATTCTTTACATTTACACCCCTTGTTTCTAATTGCCAACCAATACAATATAACCGAATTTCCGTTGCTCCTGAATTGTATGCCCCTATTGCTCCATACACCCTGGAGAATAAAATCCATCGTTTATTTTCATCTAGTGAAACTACAACGGTGGGCATATTTAAAAAATCTTTTTTAGGATATAGCGTAATATATCTTGCACCGTCTAGTTCTTTGCGATGTTTTTTAATCCACTCAGATTCTTGCCCCCAGGCAACCCTAATATTATATTTTTGACCGTTTTCATATTCACCTTCAATTAAAACATCATATTTTATGGGTTGCATCAACTGCTACTCCTCATTTAGCTGATTAATTCCAACAATTCTCTGGCTTCGTCAGTATCACTGTTTTCAAGAACTCTTTTCAATTTATCAATGTCAAGATCGACTTCTTTAGTATCTTTCGTTTTAAGCCATCTCTGATAGTCTTCCCATCCAAGCGGCAAATGACCTATGTGTCCGATCTTAACATTGGTGTCCACAGCCATGGTGAAACCCAACTCTCGACAAACACGACTCCATGGAATATCATCAGATTCTTTTGCTTCTCCATAAGAAAAAAATGAAGTAAGCTCAAGATTAATATTCTTTTGTCCAACAATTTCTCGAAATAATCCCTCCCTTGATAGAGACTTAAAAATAAATGACCACTGCGGTCCCCATGTTGGATTAATCATCGCTTCAAATACATGGCGCTTAATTAGCGTAAAAGCAAGACCCACTGCATCGACAGGTCTTACTTCACCATCTATTAAATCCAATGCAGGAGAAAAACTGTCACCCAATAACGATTGCGGTTCTGGTTTCGGTTCTTGCAACTTGTAAACCACAGGTTTAGGAGGCCACACCCTAAAGGTACAAAACCCAAAAACAATATCATACTTTTGATTTTCTGGATTTGAACGTAATTTCTCCAATGAATCTGGCGGAAAAGTCATGTCGTCATCAAGCATTAAAAGAGAATCCTTGTCTGTTCGCAAAAAATCACGAACAATAGCATCCCCTGCCCAATGCGCTGGCATATGACCGCGCGGATAAAGAATTGTATCTCCTGTTCTTAATCCCCCCGTCATAAGAGCAATGCAATCTGTAAAAAAACTAAACTCAGGATGTTTAGCAAGCCTGACACCAACAGCAACAGAACCAAAGTCATTCTTTTTTTCTATTGGCCGTTGAATCCATTTTCCGTCTGCATCATAACGTTGCATCGCCGGTTCGATAAATGATATTGCATCATCAATTTGCAAATAGCCTGGACGATCAATTCCATCAAACACAAAGTCAATAATTTTATCAATGACGGTATTCGGGCTATTCAATAATTGTTCGTATTTAACAGTTTTAATTTCTCCTGGAAATTTCGATAACTGTTCATCGAGCGCATCAATAGTTTTTTGATACCAAGCTTGTGCATCTACCAGCTTAGTATCATATGCGCGCTGATAGCTTGAAATTGAAGCGGCGGGTGACCGTGTAACAACGATCACCCGCGCGTCATTCAACATCGGCCAAATTTGATTAAAGGTATAAGATAACGTAGGCGCTTTCGCCCCCCATACTGGCGGGCCACTCCTCTCTTCTACCCAAGAATCAAAATCAGCTATCCCATTTGCAAGATATTCACGGTTCAACTGGTATAATTGATAATCTTCAAACGTTCCCCGTGAGTTGGCCGATGTCGTTTGAACAAAAGGTTCTCCCATAGGAACACCAAGCTTGTGTAGCACACCTGCCACAGCAGACGTTCCACTCCGGCCAGAACCTAAAACAAAAACCGCTCTAGACATTGTATTGTCTTCTCCGAGTCTAAGTTTCGTCGTATGAATAACTTAACGTCTCTTGTGTCCAGTTACCAGCCGCCGCATCCGCATCAACATCCAACTGAAACACAGCGAAAACCGTTGTACTGCCAACACCAGTCATACTCGTACTGTGCCAATCAAACTTAGCACTTGAACTATAACTAGTAAAATCGTTAGTTGCTACAGTGCTATCCGCACTGGTTGGCGTAACACCAGTATCAGTTGTACCAATATAGAGGTGTGTGCTCGATTGCACTGCTTCGTCACCCCACCACTTGAAATTACTTACTGAGTTATCCGGTGCAACATCCACCCTTGCCGTAAGCCACTTTTCGTAACTTTTATTTCCAACAGTGATTGGGTTTGCCTGACGATTTGCCAGGCTACTTGTAGCACCATCGGCAGACATGAAATCAATAGCGGTGGTGGCACCACTTTCAGTGCCAGCACTAGCGCCAGTATTTACCCTGATTGAAACTGTTGCAGCCATTATTTATTCTCCTAAATTATTAATGGAAATTTCGGCTCCACTGGCCGAGGCACCGTCACCCATTCTTTTTTCACAAAAATGCCAACGACCAGTGGAGCCTAGATAGCATTTTAGCATTTTCAGAATTTAATTGTTAACCAAAAGGGCGATCAGAAATACAAAAATCGCAATTCTGATCGCCCCTCCTTAACATACGCGATAAAAACATTTACCTAAAGTTTTTGTCGCTGGTCACTTATTGTTCGGTGGCTTCGCCAACAACTTCGATTTTAATAGTGTCAAGCGATTCGGCCAGCTTCGCCATCTGGACGCCAAGAGCTTTATTAGTCTCAAGCAGGGCACGCAACGATTCCGCCAACCAAATTGGTTCTCCAGATTGCAGAGCGCCCTGGGCTACACCGGTAGTTCCCTGAGCGGCGGCGCTGGTCTGAGCAACAGATGCAGTAGCGGCTTCCATTGCCTCCTTGGCTGCGCTGCGCACTTCACCAGCAACTTTGGCACCAATTGAAGCTTCAGCCAATTCTTGCGGATTAGTTAGCGCCGCCATATTAGCCAAGTGATCCAGGGTGGCAGCATTGGTCTGCAACCTCGTATCATTGGTAGCACCAGCATTAGCTAGGCGCATCACAACGCCATGAGCATCATCGGTATACCGTAGATGCTGTTGCAACAAAGTGTTTTGAAGTTCCTGTTCACGATCACCACGTCTCAACGTATGATTAGCGTAATCGTCAACAATACGCTTAAGATTGGTAACCATAGCCTCCAAAGTTGCAGCATCCCAACTATCATTCACACTGGGGTCAATTGATCCCTCTGTCATTTTTTACTCCTTTACCACATTCTAAATTAAAATTTGAAACGAACTGTGAACTTTATACTGCTTTACGCCAGTGAGAAACAACATTTAATTTACCCGTTACGCCGGAGCCTCCGGCAGAAAGAGAAATTGTGACATCATCTCCCGCTGGTGCGTATTGCGGGGGTCTAAACGGGACATAGCCAACCCCCTTATTCGCAACATCAAGTCCAAAAGCCTCAACGCTTGGACTCCCAAATGCAATTGTAATTGCACCTGCTGTTGGTGTTCCGCTATACGACCAAGCGATTCCACCAATTACGTGTTGATAAGTTGCAGTTCCGCTGTATTGAATTACAGCAGCAGTATTGGCCGCTGGCGCATTATAGTTTCCAGTACCGAGAGATACTGCACTTGCCAACACTTCCAATGCTTCATGATCACTAGCAAGTGCAAAACTCACAGAGGAACTTTTGGGTTGAACCATTACTTACCTCTTTCGCCAGTGGCTAAGGCAAACATTGTTGGGCGAGAAACCGTTGTCAATGGACTTACAGATTCCACGGCGTTAATTTCATCTTGCGCAGATGCCCTAAGACGTTCGGCTTTTTCTTCCCAGTTGATACTTGCCCATCGCGTGCTAGTGTCTTCCACTGTGCGCGCAAGAATTGCTGGAATAGAAGGGCATAGCCGCGCAGCCGTAAACAGCCGCGCAGCTAGCAGAAAGTAGCATAATGCCCCTTACAATTCTTTTTACTGGAAGCGCGTATATCGAATATAGCAGGTGACTTCACCCGCCGCCGGATCAGTGCCACCTACTGTATAATCGATTGTTTCGTCAGAACCGGATGGTGCGTATACAAACATAGGCTGCCCATCGTCTAGGGTATACGCGCCATTTTCTGCGGCTGTTTCCATGCCAAACCAACCGGCAGCGAAGCCGGTATCCTCAGTGAATGTGGTTTGCAACGCAGCATCCGCAGCGGCAAGGAAACCATCTGCATCGTTTCCGTCGCCAACGGTCAACGTACAATCATCTCCAGTGCAATCAAAGTTAGTTGTTACATTGCACACAAGGCCATGAATGAACCACACTTCTCCATCGCCAATGGTTGCAAGTGTTCCCGTTGTGGGCGTATATGTCACACTTGCCGTAAGCCATGTGGAAACACCGATATGCTCAGTTCCAACCACAAGATTAGTTACGCCATCGATATCGACCTCATCAAGATTTGCTGCGCCATCGACACCAAGATCTCCGGTGAAAGTCGTATCATCCGTTACGGAAAGATCGTCACCAACGGTCACATCACCAGATGCAACAAGGTTGGTTACATTCGTATCGCCATAAGCCTGCGCGCCGATTGCCCCCTGTTCTGGTTGAACGAACAAGGATGGACAAGCGACAAGCACAAACAAAGCAATAACCGCTACAGCGATTACATTTAGCTTCATTTCTATCTCCTATTTGTCCTCTGCCTTTGTTGAGCGCGTTGACCTACTTTTGCGAGCAGGTTTCGACGGGGCGGCTTTGGAAGTGGTTTTTTCTTCCTGCTCTTCTTTCAATTTGGGCGGCGCTTCTACTTCAATAAGCTCTCCCAAAGAGATTTTGCCCTGAACGCGCCATGTTCTGGCAACCTGGACTGGTCCTTTTCCACCCGTAATAAATGCTTCACCGCTCGGATGTCGTTCGTCTTCTTCTAAAAGAGCGAGTCGCGTATCGTTCAACTTCCTGAATGTCGGCACCGACTTCGTACACACGCTCGACCGCAAAGCGATTGTCAAAAGCCAGAATCTTATTAGCCGCTACATCAGTAGTCCAGCCGACGCGCACGTTATCACCCAAACCAGGGTTGATAGCGGTTAGACCGCCAAAGCCAGATAGGGCGTTGATCATAACCGCAGGAACATTTGCGCTCCCCATGTTCAACAACATCATTTGTAGAACAATATCGTTACGCGCCAATGCAGTGGTAACTGCGTAAGGCGATTCAATCTGCATCTTGAAATTCAGCCATGCTTTCAAGGTCAGCGTTCCAGCAGTAGCAGCAGAATCGAGAGTGGTCAAGTTGTAATTCGTAGCGCTGGTTCCGGTATTACCGTCACCATTTACGAGAACATCCGCCACCGTTGAAACCTTATCTTTTTCAGCCTGAATTGCAAGCATGCGAATCCAATACCCGATGCGATCAATCCGCATGCGCCGCAAACTTTCATATGAAGCCTCCAGCGCACGACCATACTTGTATAGCTGCACAGTATGGTCAGCGCCCACAAGGCGCACACGCGGCACTTCTGCCGCTTCACCGACACGAACCATGCGTCGCTCAGCCGCCGTGCTGCTCAAAAAATGAGCACGATATACAGCACCAGTGATCGGAGTGGTAAAAGCGACCAACTCAGTCAACGGAATGGCAGCCTGCAACTGCTGATAGCGCGGGGTAGAAGCATCAGCATAGGGATTCGCTAGCGATCCCGGAATTTCATCGTTTGACAGGTAAAGCGCTCGCTGATCAGTCGCGAAGCTAACTGAACGCCACTGACGCGCCATCCACTCCGGAATCAGCGCCCTGCTTTCATCTGTTTTTTGAAAATCTTCATACGTAGAAGCGGGCAATCCCCAAGGTCCATATGGCTGTGTTCTAATACCGGCTTGCTTCATCAAAAGCTCAAAGCCATCCATGTTAGAACCATCACGCCTAGAAGCTTCTACTTCATCCTTGAGTTCTACATTTAGATACTCAGTAAGAGTCATTCCCTGCCCATAAGCCTCTCGATATGTGTTAGGACTTATCGTCCGAAACATTTCTTGAGACCGTGGCTTGGTTTTGATATCCATAATAGTCTCCTGATTGTATAAAACAACTACTGGTTGTCAGTTTATCTAGCCAAAATTAACAACAACCGAAGCGGTGGAAGCGGCACTGATAATCATGCCATTGCGCAAAAGCGCCTGTGCCGTTCCGGACGCACTCTGAATGTAACCGTTATGCGTTCCACCGGCACCACCCTGGTCACCGACAATACCCGTACCAACAGTTAGCGTAGCGCTCGTGCCACCAGGCAGCGTAGCAAATCCGCCCACTTGTACCGTGCAGGTATTGTCCTTGAATACTTCCATCAATTTTCCGACAACATGTTCGCCATCACCAGCTAGTGCAACAGTTGCGTTAGTGCTCAACTTCACAGCCTTACCTACCTGCGCAGACCCATTGGCCTGCGAAACGCTATAGGTAATCGTGCTGTTATCAATCAAGAACGTCGCAGTAGCGATGTTGATTTCATTAAAACTAGTTGTCAAACGTGGATTCGACATATTTGTAGCTCCTAATTATTTAATACGCAAGCTACTTGATGCGGTACACGTCATCAGGAATTTGATTGGATTTACTCTCAATTTCCTCATGCTCATATTCCGGATCGTCGCTACTTGCTCTTCCTGACTGGAAAACGCTTTGCGCAAACTTGTTCCAATCGTCCCTCATGCGCTTAATCGCGTCCAGCGTAATCTTTTCCATCACCGTAGCATAAACATCACGATTGAAATCGTTGCCATATGCACGTACACCAGCGGCCAAAGCATCTTCAACCAAATCGGCACGATATGCTTCTCCTTGTTCAGCAAGCGGCTTAAGTTCTTCAACTCGCCTGCTCAACTTAGAAACAGTTCGTTCCAACTCATCAACCTTTGCGGACCTATCGCGCAGTTTCGCGATTTCCTGTTCGTTTTCATCGTTTGCAGCTTCGTTTTCCATTTTTTGAAGTTGAGTTTCCAATTCTGCAATACGAGCATCGCGTTCTGCAATGGCTCGTTCCGCATCTTCATCCACATCAACATCTTGTTCTAGCCGCTCACGAAGATCATTCATTTCCGCAATTGTTTCCAGAAGATCGCCCATCCGCATAGTTTTTTCGCTGCCATCCAATTGCAGCAGCGTTTCCTCAGTTACTTGGATTGGGTCCATACGAACTTCTCCTTCATTTTTGCTCGGAGTTTCATTTTCAACTATTTCGGGGGTAGTAGTTGAAGAATCGATTCCTCTATATATTTCACGCGCTTGGGGTAACGCGATACGATACTGTTTTTCCAATTTTCTTGCCAATTTAGGCTCCAACAAACCAGCGTCGGCCATCCTTTGCGCTTTAATCACGCCAGCCCCTGGTGTAGCACCATCGTAAACAGCGCTAACTTCAGCAAGATTTGCATTATCAATGGTTAAAGTGCTCAAGACTTCCCCAGTAATATCACCAGATGCGTTTTTCATGGGATATCGTGTTCCGGGCCAATGAACACAATCCGTAGAAAAGAAATCATTTCCACAAATGTCACAAGTCAGCGTACCGCCATAAAAACCAACAGAAACATCCCTAACCAAACCGGCCTCTAAAGCCGCCAAAAAATCATCTGTACTTTGGTAACTAAAGTTGCTACCAAGCTTAAGACCTTTCACGGTATAAAAATCAACTACAGCCCTAGCAGAATCAGTTCCTAAATTAACGTTTGCACCGTCAATGGTGGTTGGAACAGGTTCATCTATCATTTCTACACTACCAGAAAGGCTATAGCCAATACCGAGTTGTTTTACGTTGTGGCTGTCTTGAAAAGAAATCCCTTCATTCGCTTGATTCGCGAAATTCTTAAGTGTTCCTAATGTCATATGGGTAAAATAAGCATCCAACCTTGTAGAGCTAATTTCCGCCGGAATAAAAGCGACGCGATCCCTAATATTACTCAAATAATCAGCACCAATTCTCAATAACAAACGATTGAACAAAGCATCGTTCGAAAGCGATGTTTGATCTCGAACTCGCATAGGCGTGTACAAAATGGTATTTTGTTTATCCACAATAAACCTGTCCTCTTCTTCTTCAAATCTATTTTGATAATAGTCAATCACGGATCTTGCATCATCTTTTACAGATTGAGGAATATCAGTGTTTGGCAATCGGCTAGCAGCCGCATTAACACCGGCGTTGCTCGCCTTTGGTTCTCCATCAACTACCCAAACAAAGGGTAATTTATAAGCCCCCTTGTTCTCACTATTATCGCTGTCATATGCTAAGAAACAACGTCGCGCTTTTGATGCATTCGGATTTTCAGGCCATCCAGCCCATTCAAAAATTTTTTCTTTTGCTGCTGCCCCATCCCAAGATTCTTGTTTCAAAAGCGGCCATGATTTATTTGCGACGCATTTCCATGGCATGATTTATGTCCTTAAATAAAAAACCCGATTGTTCGAAAACAATCGGGCGCTCAAACCGATTAAAATTGGAGCCGCTTAGCGGCTGCCGCATTTTATCTGATTTTATGAGTACTTAAAAAGTATATCAAAAACCTCTACAATTGTCAAGTATTTGAGAGAAAAGTCACATTCCGACGTTTTCGTTGCTGGGTCGCCATGTTCTTTCACTATCACAGACGCAACAACGAATCTTGATTCTGCTACGAAATCTCGCCCCGCCGATATACAGAGTGCTATGCGTTGTTACACCAATTCCAGCACCGCAATTCAAACAACGATACACTACTGCATTTGGATCTGAAATTCTTAAATACCAAATATGTCCGCCATCGTTAGATCGAGACGTATATCTGATATGATTTTTATATTGGCTTTGATTCGTTCCGGAATTTATGCTGTCTTCTGACATAATCACCAGCGTCTTTATTTCGTGACACAAATTTTTCCGATACTGGAAAAGCGGGACGATACACTTTCTTTCCGTTTATTTCGAAAACACCATAAACGTCCGAAATTGCAGTGCCAATATTCCCAGCATTATCTAAACAAGGTTCACCGATTATCAAGCCGTCATCTTCGGTATCACTAATGGAGACCATGTAGCACCCCTTTGAATACAATCCGGACAACTTTCGGCCGCGACATCAACAATCCAATAACAATTCCACTCTGTTTCTGTTTCTTCTATCATCCAATGACACTGGCAACGCGTCAAGCATTTAGTTCCACCATCTCCTGGATATGCTGGCAACACGGGCATTCCAAGCTCTTCAGTTCTAGCCCGTTCAAATGCATGACGTGCTGAATCAATGTACATTCCAGTAACAGCCGTGATTTGTCTAGGAGTTACCAAATCGTCTCTAATTCTTTCTGCAAATCGCTGTAAATATTCATATTGTTTACGCAACATGTTTCCAATAATTCCCCAATCACGTTGCGTCATTGCATGTCTTCCGCCACGACCAATGATATATTCTGCCAAATAGACTTCTTTTAATATTTGCCTTTTAAACATTACCCAATTGGGTAAAGGAGTTCTTCCCTCTATTAAAAAATTAGCAAGATCTTGCAACTCTTTTTGCTGGCTCATAAGGAATTGGTCACGCATAGCAATTAAAGTCGCTGGTCCGATTACTTTTCCACTATCTAAATTAATATAAACATGCCTGTCTTTATCGTATCCCCAGCGCATAATTCACTACCTTTTTTCAATTACAGTAGCGTCCCACAATCTCTCATAATCTTCCATTGCTGCGTCCCACCTCTTATATGTTCCGTTCAAATCGTCCGGAGTAAAAGAAATTTCTATTGGAACAATTGGTAACTGGTCACCTTTTCCTTCTATATTGCGGTTGATAATTGTTTTTGATTTTGTGCTGCCTGGCTCAGATTGCAACTCCATGGGATCAGACCCAACACTTGGCGGCATTGTCAATGCCACGGGAGACTCCAAAACAGCCTTAGAACCAGTAACCTCTTCACTTGCTTGGTCAATCGTAATCCAACCAGCCAAATACTTCTGCCAAGCGTTTCGGATTTTTAGGCTTTCTGTTTGTGCATCCCTTAATTCTTCTATCGCTCGAACCTGAGCCAACTTGAATTCAACTCGACCCTGCAAACCATTAACGCGCAACACAATTTCAAGAAAATATTCCATCATGTTCTCAAACAAATGTTGAGCATTTTTCACAGCAGTAGCCATAATTTCCCATTGACGATTGGCATGTGTTTCAGTCGCCCCCTCATTCATTGCCATTAAAAGTGGCATTGTTTTTAGTGCCCTCACCAAAAATCGCTCGATTGAAGAAATGATGCTATCAAACGCCCCCAAACTGGAAGCATCGATTGCGCCTATTGGATTATTCAGGTTAACTACCGAACTTGTAACATAAGCGTCTTCTGGTTCTAACGATGAATACGCAGTTTGAATTTCACTTATAACAGAATTAATCCATTCATAAAATGTATCATCATCATCACCGACGCTACTCGGCATCGCTTCAACCAATTTCTCTATATCCACGCTAATATGAATTCTGGGCCAACCTTGCTGGGCAATCACGCGCCTTACATCATGAAGCAAAGCTAATGCGAAAATCGCGCTGAATAAAGCAGGACTAGCCATTGATCTGCCAAATGGAGATCCAGGAAACTTATGTAATGGTATGTATCTAAACGTTGGTCTATCAAGGCTAATCCATTCTCCATCTTGCCATTGCCCAGGAATATAAATAACGTTTCTCATAGGATCACTTATTTTTCTAAAACGTATACTGTATGGGTCCGGAGTTGCAAGATCAATTGCTCCAGTAATATCTTCATTCAGTACTAATTCTGCACATAGTGCTCCACGAGTAAACAGCCCCAAAAACATAGTGGAAAATGGCACGTGAAGCGATCCGTATCGTTCAGTCAACAAGCTCATAAACTCATTGACAACCATTTGTCCTTCAGCATCAATATCATCACTGTCAGTGGAAAATACTTTAATATTCCAACCAGGAACACACAAAGTAATAAAATCAAATAACGCTCGACTCAATTCAGGACTTAAATCGGATAACAACTTGATTAACCGGTGTGGAGCCATTCTGCTAAGAGTTTTAGCATCTAACTGATATGTCCTCCAATTAGTTTCTGGATCATCAGGCTCCTCTACTGCAAAAAAACTACCGAACGCAGTCCAGCTTTCCTCTTCTGTGTCAAAGCTTACACGCCCCCCAGCTAACGCACGTCCTCCCAAAGAAGGAGACACCCTTCTTGAAGACTGTAATTTCGAATTACTTTGAAATAAAAAATCATACCATGCCATGATAAACTCCTAGGCAACAGCAGCCCAATTAGATCTAGCACTTCTACTAACAATTGGTATTCTCCGTTTTTCCGGTTTAGAAATACCGAGAGTTACCCCAATGGACCACGCCCAAAACATGTCGGCATGATGCAATTCGCTAGCTTCCGTGTCAAATATTAGATTTTTTGCTTGTGTTACTTTTCTTTTAATACTATGAATTTGATAAGCAAAATCTCGCCAAACCGGAATGATCACCAATTTTTGATTCATTGCCATTTTTACATTGGTGGCCCATTCCTTTTTTGCCGCATTCGTAAAATCAACGCCCTCTATTTTTGAAGGCCATCGCAACTCCATGTTTTCAGCAAGATTCATCCCCAGTCCCGTTCTGTCAATATTCATTTGCGTAACAGGTAACAGTTCCATAAGTCGCATCAACACAGTTTCTTGACTAGCGAAATCGCATCTCGTCATGCTAATAGCCAAGCGCAACACAACTTGATTCCTACCAGCCGCCATACCGGAAACAAAAATTTCAGTCGCGTTCTTTTGCCGACCGATGTCAACACCGACGACAAATCTTTTTTCAATTTTTCCAGATCTGGATGCATCAGCCACAGTAGAAATGACTGAAAGCGCTTTGTCAATATTACTGTCAACACCACTAACATGCCAAAACATTAAATTTTCGTCTTGCACATTTCTAATTTCATCCCACGTAATCCATGCCCTGTTTTCATCTACGACTTCCGTTTCGTATTCTTGTCTGAAATCGTCAAGTAGCATCGCTTCATAAACTTCTTGAAGACGCTTTGACCCAAATTTTTCCACTCGATCTGCTGTAGAAAGATTGTCTGCAAGTTTTATGGCTTCAGGCAAATTTTCTGTAAATGCATACGTGTACCACCACGGCGTTTTTTGCCTTTTGTAATTTGGATATCGTCTTGTTTGCTGAGTAAAAATATCGTAAAACATACCGGAAGCCCCCATGGGGCTACTGCCTATTCTGATTCTTCCGCCTTTAGAAACAATTGGAATAGCAGCTTGATAAATAATCCTATCGTTTCTAACGTGTGCAAACTCATCAAGAACTAAATTACTCCGGGCTCGACCACGCGGAGGTCTTGCTGGCAATGACCTAATTCTTGCACCGTTTGCTAACTCAATCCCCGTTTTACTTTCACTCACAATTTCTGGTCTGACTTTTAACGGCAAGCTGTCTATGACTTGCGACGCATACCGAATTTTCTCCATTGCCTCATCTTGATTAATCGAAACAATAATTGTATCCCTTTTATCTAAAATTGCGTCCGCAACAGCCTCGGCGCTGACAACCCAACTCCAGGCAATCTGTCTGCTTTTCATTTCAATACGAAATACGGAATCATCGTTTAAATGATTTAACTGAAAAAACTCCCACCTAGCGTCAGCCACACCGCTCGCATTAGGTAAATCCAAATAATCAACCAAAAATTGGGCACGATAAGTATTAAACTTCACTTTCTTCAATCACTCTCGGTTTCACGACTTCAACTTCACTAGTTTCGCCATCAATAACATCAGCATCATTGAATAAGTTTAAAGTCTCTTCCGCTAAATTACGCTGTTTTGTTTGTTCGCTCTTCCACTGTTCTGGTGTCCAATGCACAATGTTTTGTGGTTCTTTTTCGGCTTGTTTTCCGTTGCTAGTTGCCAAATCGGCTAAATCTTGATAAGTTTTAGCAAGCCTTGCAACATCAGGTAATTTCCATTCAGCCGGAAGAACAATAATGGTTTTGCCATCGTCTTCTCGTATGGTGCGAGCCAACGGAAACTTAAGCATATCAGTGATTTTTTTCCTGATTTCTTCTGCTAACTCCCATTGACGCGTCCTAAACTCGTTTCGCCTGTCCCTCCATCGCTTTAAGTCATACTCTAATTCCAGTTGCTCCCAACGCTCAATTCTAGCGGGCCAATCATATTTCTTTGACCATGCCGAAAGTTTTCTTTGATCGGTAGTAGGCGGTTTATACTTGCTAGTTTCATCTCGTGCCATTTCGTGATATTGCCGAGCAAGACGAGAAAAACTTCGATGTGGCCCCATCAAAGCGTAATCTTTCAAGGCTTGATTCGCAACTCTATACTCATCAGGAGCGGGCAATAAAGGATCATATTCATCCCAATCACGCGCAAAGCTTGTCAAGGCTAGATCTGCCATGTTACTCCCAATAACTTACACTTTTATTTTCATCCGACAAACGAACACGACATGTATCTTTCCACACAGTCAAAGCCCATTTGTAAAAAAACCTGGTTAAATTTTCTAACGTCGGAACAATTTTAACCTTGTCATTAATAAATTTTTTATCAAACATTTCACTTGTAAAAGCATTTAATAAATCTATTTGCTTTTGATCAGCAAGAAATCCACTTTTATCCAATTCTTTATTGCGTAAAAAAACTTCCAGAACATAATGATGCCAATGAACGCCTTTGCACGGATGATCATCCGGCAAATCAAGCAAAAAATGACTCGAATCAAATTCTGAACAAATACTAACTTCGTACATAATAACTCATTTCTAAGCTGTTCTTTTGTTTTGAAAAATCATCTACCTTAAAACCATTGCGAAACAAAAACTGATCATTCATCATGCGTAAACCTGGTCTGATCGGATACCATTGAATAATCATTTTTTTTAAAGAACTAACAGCGACTGCTCTATTCACCAACTCAAATTCGCTTCCAGATACATCAACGACTAAAGAATTAATCCTAAATATTTCTAAAACGGTTCTAATATCTAATCCCGTTGTGTATACTGCATCAGAAACTGTTTTGAAATCAACTGGATTTTCAAGAATGCTTGCTTTTGTATGATTGAAATTTAAAAAAAGCGGAACATCTTGATTGTTTACATATATCGAAACCGGCAAAAAAATAACAGACAGCGGCAAATCTCGCAAAAGCTCTGGTTTTAAATACGGATTCGAATCGCAAGTTACTACAAATCCTGCCTTTTTGGATAATAATTTTGTAATTCTTCCAGATCCAGTACCTATTTCCAATACACGATCTTCTTTTTCAATATATTGTTGTACGAACTTACCGATATTTAAGCCGTATACGGTAGCCATGTCCAACCATCTTCTGGATCATTATCTGGCGAAGTCTGAGGGGGAATGTAAGTTATATTCTCATTGAATGACCACCCTGTATAATTTATAGGAAATCCAGTTTTACTTTCGACCTCAAAATAGCCAACGGGACTTTTTTGACTTACCGTCACAGTCACTCGATAAAGCTTATATTCTTCAAAAAGATAATTACTCATTTGCGCAGCAAAAACACTCAATTCAACTTCTTTTTTTAAATGTTTTTTTATGTATTTCCACAATATGTCAGCCGTGAGTTTTTCAGAACTAACCCCACCATACAAAACCGCCACCTGATAACACTCATCATGAACATCGCTTTCTGGAAACATAATTTCTGGAGATTGATAAAAAATCATGATTTCCGACATGTCATTTTGCACTGTACTCACTCCTATCTATAATGACGCATATCGATTGTATCAAGTAGCTGAGAAAACTGATCAGCTTCATTTCCATCAAAAAAATCCATATATGACCAAAAGCGATCAAAATCTAATGGTCTAACAGATGCCTTAATAGTTTTAAGATTTGCTTTACCCACTAAATCTCCAATATCATTCTCCTCGCTGTCTTCTTCATTCTCGTTTTGAATCAAACTTTGCCACATATTATCATCTGCTGCTAAGGAAACTTGTATTTTATCGGCATTAATATCCAAGTTATCTAAAAAATATTGAATTTCTAGTGCCTGCATTTCTGGATTTTGATGCCCGCGAGCTTGATTAAAACGCATCATGGCAAATCTATGATCGTGCTCTGATTCTAAAAGCAAAAAAACTACCGGTAATTTTTCCCGATAGCCCAAATTCCACATTCTTTGCGTCCTGCCATGACCGCTTACAATTTTACGATTCCAAGGATTAAATACTATTGGTTCCCCAACAAAACCATAATCCATAAGGCTTTCGTCTATAGCTGCTTCTTCATAGCTATCCCGCGTTTGCGTGTTATCCGGATGAAAACAAGTAATCAATTCTTCAATTGGCATCCACGCGTCAGGCTCAATTTTGAACTTAAAGTTCTTCCAATTTATTTCCACACAATATTCCTTTTTGTTGAAATACAAAAAAGTCATGTGAAGCTTATCGCGACCATGACACATACTAACAATATAATATCAAACTATTTGATTTTTTGCAAGGCGGAAAAACCAAAAGTTTTCATGCGGTCTCTTCCGTTACGTAACGGATGTCTTTTTTTAATGTTTTAACACTAAAGCATCTTTTACAATATCTCGATAAGCAAAAAAAGATGCGTATTTTTGATTAACACTAAGTAAATCAGAAACGGGGGTATACCCCTTAACAAACAAAATAGCACGACGCAACATGCCCGTATCCGTGACATCAATTCTTCGAACATCGTGCTTGCCCGCAATCATAACCTCGATCAGTGGAGCAATACTTATAATTCGTTTTTCATCATGATTTTCGATTGAAGCTACAAACCCCTTTTCCCCTTGCCATTCAAGAAAAACTTGTTTTACTAAGTCAAACAATTCACTTAAATTAATATCTTCTTCATCATGATCTAGTATGTTCTTTAATTTAACCCATTGTTCATCATTCATATCTATCCCCTCAAACTTTAATCTTCCCAAGTAATTTCAACATCATCTACAACCTCTTCCGATATACCATACTTTTTTGCCAGTTTATACACAGCATAAAAGACTAACACAATCATTGCTGCACCAAATATTACGCCTCCACAAAATGGCAGTAATTGATTGGGAACATAAATCTCCATCATTCATTCTCCGTTTCATCTGTGTTTTCTTTGTGCGAGTTTATTTCTTGCACTTTATCATAAAGTTTTAAAGTCAAATTTTCAAATTCACTATCGTTAAAACCTTTTGCAAAAGGCCAAAACAGGCAATACAAAATTATCACAAAACCAGGTTGATCTGTTTTATTGATTTCGTTAAAACCATATCCGAACCCGTATAAAACATAAGAAAAAAACAATATTGTAAAAATCATTTCCAGCATTTAATCAATTCTTTCTACATCCCCTTCAATGCCCATTGTGTAATTAATATTATTATACTTTATAAAAAACTGTTCAGCAACGTTATCCCACTTTATTATTTCAATATCATCGTCCTCAGATATGCTTAATCTCATAGCAAACACGCTTTTCGCCCAAAAATTTTCTGGTTTTACTTTTTTTTCTTCGTCTAATTGAGATTCTAATACAAACACCAAGCCATCCAATTTTTCCAATTGCAAACGTATTGTAATCAAAATATTGGTAGCCTCTCTGTACTCGGAACGCCTTTTAGAATAAACTTCTAAAAATTTCACTTCCTGAAGAAGCAAATTTACCCTATCATGTATCATTTTTCTTCTTTTTTGTATAAGGCTTTCTTGGAGGAGGCAAAAAAGAAACCGTTGCAACAAAATCAGTAGCCCAATCACTTCTTCCTTCTCGATTTGCAAAAACCACGTGATCGTACAATGGATTTTCTTTTGCCTCTAAATCTCTCCTATCAATTGCATCAAATACCGCTCTAGGGCCGCGAAAAACTGTTGTATATATATCCAATGTGTTCCAGTCCACAGATAACACAAGAGCGACTGGTGTTGGATCGTCCAAAAACTTCAAATTTTCTTTCATGCACAAAGCAAAATTTCATTGCTAATCCGACACTATTTGCTCTAACGATTTTACTGCACTCAAATAAGCATACCATCGAGTTTGCCACATGATTTGATCAGTCCTGCCAATCCATTCATGATATTCACAATAATCATAAAAATCAATCCGCCAGTGACCAAAAATTCCATGAATTTTACAAAATCGGTCAAAATTAATAAATGTATCTTTTTTCTTTTTAAGTCTTTCCCCTTTATCGCGTAAATCCCTAAAAGATAATTGTTCACTCATTCTTGTGTTCTTCTAAAATTCGCCTTGCAAAATCAAAATCGAGCAACACAACAGCAGCCATTTTTAAACATATGGTTGTAAACGCATTACTCATATGAATTGATCGACCCTCAACAGTCTTTATCGTTTTATAAACTGATGCTAATAAATCACCTTCGATTTTTGTCATCAACCGTTTGTTTCGTTTAACTGATTTATTTTATTTGTGATTGAAACTCGAACAGAATTCGGCATGTACCCCATAATAGGCATATCTTGTACAAGTCTTCCATCAACATAAATGTCACAGGAATAAACACTTTTAAAAAGCATAAATAGTTCATGCATTGCCGTAAATGCATGAACGTGTTCTAAATCATTTCCAGTGTATTGCGGAGAAAACGTTGAAGGATAAAAGATAGTCGAGTTATCTTCCCCACACTGACAATATAGCTCCACCAATTCTCCCCACAAAGTCATTAAACGAAATATAGACAAGTGTTTAAGCAAGTTATTCATCATAACTCAATTAAATCACATTTTTGTCATAAAATCTGTAACATTTACTACAAATGATCCTTGAATTCTATATCTATGTCGCATTCTACCTCGTTCCCCCAAACATCCCATGTGAAATCATATTTATTGCGAGCAAACAATTCAAGTCTTTTGGTCCCAGGAAACAATTTTGCGATATTTTCATATTGCTGAATTGGCTTTCCGCTTTCTTTTCGCCAAGATTCACAAATCAAGTCAGAGACGCTTCTGTCAGCAACGACAATTCTGCCCCTTCTGCCGTAAAGACACACCTCAGTACTCTTGCGCGTAGTATACCCCTTTCCAATTCTTGGCCGAGAACCATCTTTTATTAACTTTACCCATACCCACGCATTTGTACTATAAAAAAAACCCCATGCCTCCATAACTTGTTTAGCGTGAAAAAGAAAAGGCCAAGTAACCCACAAAAACAAAACGGAATTATCATTGGCAACTGTCGATACATCCAAACGGCATATATCCTCAATTGACAACTTATCATATTTGGGACTACGCCCAAGTCCTTTAACAGAATATGTTTTAAAATCCCATGGTGGATCTGCCAAAATCACGTCATACATTAATTATTCATCCCCTTGATAAGATTTCATTTCATACAAATATTTAATTCTTTCATCATATCTTGATAAGTTTTCCCTCCATTCACCGTTACGACTTTCAACAAAAACAGTATAAATCCCTGCAACATGCAAACCTGCCATTCCTAAAACCTGACACGCTGCAAGCAGTGTCCCGCCAGTAGCAATTACATCATCAACAATTACAACTGGCATTGCATTTTTTTTCCAATACTGCACCCATCGATCCAAAACAAAAAACAAACCCCTATTCGCTGTAGTAACGCTTTTAAACTCAACGCTATACATTTTTTCTTTCCGATAAGGTTCTTTTATTTTTGTGAATGGAATCCAGTACTGTTCTACCCCTAAACTATCGCACGAATTCCTAGCGATTAACGCCCCCTGAGTCGGAAGTCCAACGATGGCAAGTTTACTAGATTCCATTCCATAATCTTGGTAAATCAAATCACGAGCTACAACATCAGCAATCGCTTTTTGTGTCTTGAGCGGATATGTAGAATAATCAAACCATGGGACATACATTCCAGCCAATTTAACAATTGAAAGTTCCAACATTTCGTTATTGAAATAATAAGTTTGCGTTTTTGGTATCAATGGAATACTCCTCATAAAAATTTACATTTCATTTATATCGTTTTCCCAACCACCCATAAACGGTTCTTTCATTGTGTCATCAATCATTTGCTCAAACATCAAAAATCCGACATCATCTTCTCCTTCATTCTCATCACTATTACGTTCTCGATTATATTTGTTCATGGAATTTAACTTTTTCCAATGAAGACTCGCTGGTGAAAACGCAACAGTAACAATAGGGCATTGCGGATCTTCTGCTATTTCAAGCAATTTATTAATGCAAGTTTCTAGATCAAGGCTAGACGCATCCTTTTTAATGACAGCATCTTTTCCTCGATGATGCCAAAAATATCCCGAAAATCTCCCGGTTACTGGATTTTTTTCTTGCCTAATCCAAATGAATTTATTCATCAACAACCCCTTCTACTAAATCGTTAATACCGACTTGTTTTTTTTCACCATCACAAAACTGGACAACATAACCTAACACCATCATGCCATATCGAATAACGCGGATGACTGTGCCATATTCATTAGATTCACGAGCTACAACACAATCACCCACATTAAATCTAGAAAAAATACGCTCGTTATAAAACACCTTACTCATTTATCAATTCAATCACGTATTGACCGCCGGGTGGATCGGGTAAATTACCATACATGCCACGCAAATAAAAACTCATTTCTAACATACTTCGATCACTCAAACATTGCCCAGCAGGAACAAACCCATCTCCCGCTTTGCCATAATACTGAAATGGCCCGCAAAGAATATTCGCACCCGCTTCCAACTCAGAAACCACCTGATTTACGCGCGTCACAACACTATCCGGAACGTTGTCATTCCAGACAAAACCGACGGCACCTTCTGGGAAACCGCCCCACCAATCAAATCCCTTCGAAAGTGTTCCATCAATCATTGATTTCATCATTTCGTAATAATATTCACCCCATTCCCAATTTGTACTCAAATAAGCACATGGAGCGACATCAAATGGCGTTGACCCATAACCGTATGCACTAGCTCCGTTTTCACACGCAACCTGGCTTGCATAGGGAGTGTCGGCCATTTGCCGAATAGCTGTAAATTTATTTTCTGTTCCTTCTACTGTGGTATCAAGCAATGCAACAGTGGCTTCTTGTTCACCAACACGATCCAACCAAGAAAAAATGTATTGCAACTGAACATGCACCTGCTCAACGGCGTTTTCGTAGTCTAGTCCTTCTTCTTCCATCAAACAATCAATCATCCCGTCCGTAAACGCGCTGGCACCTCTGACTGGTTCTGGGATAGGAAATGTAATTACAACCCCAACTTTTGTATCCTTCATCAAACAGGCAGCCCATCCAGCCGCATAATCCCCCTGCTCGATTCGAATCATATAAGTTGAATAATTCTCGTGCTCTCTCTCAACAGCCTTTCCTTCGCTATCATACTCGACAACATCTGGACTGGTAAACGGAAAAGTGCTAGCATTATGAAACCAGGTATCTGAATATTCTTCAGCAATTCGTGATGTGGGTAACCCGCTATCCCACCACGTTGTAAAAACCTGATTTGGACTCGATTTTATTGCGTCACGTAACGCCTTATCGATATCTGCTTCGTTGTAACCGATATCTTTATAAAAATCAACTTGTAACAAATCGCCATCATTAAGGCTGACCAAATAACTGTTCGCCCTATCTGCTGCCTCAACCGCTAAACCCAATCTGTCCATAGCACTCTCAAAACCACGCCAATGAGCCATATTCCACCCTTTATCTGTTTCGTTTTCAGCCATCAAAACAGCGACACGATAATCAGGTGAAACATCTTGATTTACAACCGACACCAACTCTTGCTGACAACCAGTTACAAATAAAAGAACAACTACCAACATTACTACTAAATTTTTACTCACAATCGCCTCCTAAAACTAAAATGGAATTTCTTCGCCGTCAAGCAAGTCGTCTGATTGATCACTATAACTTCTTTGCTCTGAAGAACCAAGAAACTTAAACTGATTTGCTCGTAACCACAAGGACGCCGCTGGGTTTCCCTCCCTTGTTAAAAATGCACTCGCATGAACTGTTCCCTCAACAAGAATCTTGTCACCTTTTCTCACGTAATTTTCAGCAAGTTCGCATAAACGTCCCCAAGCACTAACTTTAAACCATGTGGTTCTCTCCTTCTTCTCACCAGTTGTTTTATCCGTCCACTTTTCAGACGTTGCTACGCTAAAGGTTGCTACCTGAGCACCGCTTGCGGTAAATTTTATCTCTGCATCACCACCGACATAACCAACTATGACAATTTTTTGATACATTTAATCGTTTCTCCCACGATCTACCAACACCCTTAACTTGCTTCCGAAATTCGTAACTACAATACTTGGTTGACGGCTTGTTGGTAATCGACTCCCTGCCACAATAGGGCGGCAATTTTCTGAGATGCTTTTTCGCGTTGATTCTTCATAACATTTCTCCTTTGTGTGAAGGGGCGACCGAAGCCGCCCCGTTTTTTTTATGCCATCAAAAATCCCAACTTGACACGAATTTTTCAATAGCATCGGTAATTCGCTGCAATGCGATAGAATTTTTTTGTATTTTTTGATCAAAATCATTTAATTTTTCGTTAATTCGCGCTGTTGTTGCCAATATTAGTTCATCCTGTTTATCCATACGAGAATTTAATTCAAAAACAGTTCGATTGATATCTTCGACCTTAACCTCCAAATTACGAATTGCACCCCACAAATTCTCAAATTCGTTTGGTGGAATGTCATCATCCTCTTCTTGTGGTTCAACCCAAAAAAATCTCGCATCGTAGGGTGGAATCGTAATTGCTTCCTCCCCGCTTATCTCCCTACCATCGTTCACTAAAGGATCATAGATACCTGAAATTCGTCCTATTTTTTTCGAAGAAACCCCATAGTGCTGATCAATAATAATTTTTCTAAATTCGCGAGATAAATTTACAACAACAAATCCGTTATCGAAGAGGGCTGTGTGCAACGAATCATCTATTGATCTCCTCATGCGTTGATGTCCTAACCAACCAAGGCCGCGAGCTTTTTCACCAGGAGCATATACGCTTTTTTTATTTTCAACCCACAACTCATCACACCTATTCGGCGTCATTAGCCCTGGTCCAATCATCACATATCCCCCAGCTACAGCAGCACTTCCAGCGACAAAACGATGAGCGTGTGCATCATTTCTAATATACTTTGAAAAATAGCCATCATTCAACAGACTAGCAGCAACCACTGTAAAAACGGTAAATCCACGCTCATCCTCCCACTGCGTCAACCTATTAAAGAAATGTTGGGCAGCATAAGCACGGGGGGGTAATTTTTGGTTGTCCGGTCCGTACCAAAGTTCCGTAGGAAAATTTTCAGACATCGTTCCTTCAAGCACATTGGCATAAGCGATGCCTTGAGAATAACTGACCGGATCTTCCAAATGTCCGGGATTCGCACATTGTAACAAAGAAGTGGATGTATTTACTTCTGCAAAAACAGCCTCCATCCCATTCTTCATTTGGTTATTAAATTCTCCATAACCGTCAAATTCTTCAACATCTGGAATGCCATTCGCATTCAAATCTGCATCATGTAATTGCCAATAATGTGGAGTAGAAGGAGTTACATCCCAACGTATTCCATCAAACACCCTTGTTTTTTCAATTTGCAAAGCACAACTAACCAACGCATCACGAGCACTGGGTCTATTTAATGCAAGTACTCCATGCCCCGGTATAGGCTCTATCCTGCCACCGCTGTAATCATGAACCCACAAATTACCTTGTGTAATGACGCTCTGAGTGCTAGCAATAATAGGAGATTTGGTCGCGTTAAACTTGATCGTCCACCAATACATTCCAGGGACATAAGCAAATAGAAGAATTTGCGGATTTGCTCGTCTTAAATATTCCCACACTGGCAAATCATCAATCAGCGGAAAATCCTTGTGCGCAATATCCATATTGAGTTCAACAACATGATATTGAGCTAACATATTCAATTTATCCAGTGTAAAAGCATCTTCTGTTACAAACGGATACATCACATAAGTTCCGGGCGCTGTATGATTAACAAGCATTACAAATCTCCTTTTCTAAACCAACGCGTCATGCTATTGCAAGCTTCACAATCTAATTTGCGCCACATGACAAAGCCACGTGGAATATGAGAAGCATTAATTTCAACATTCCAATCATGGACAACAAACCATTCATTTTCTTTTAGCATAGGAGCAATCAATTTTACTTCATCTGGCTTATTACCATTGTCACAGAAAAAAACTACTGGACGAAAACTAGGGAGTCTTATTTTCAAATAATCCTTGAAGGACTTGCCAAACACATCATAAACAACTTGATTTACATCAACTTGTGATGAAACATGATCGAC